TTTAGAAAACTACATTCAACCTTCTTTATTGTATTGGGTACAAGCTGAAGCACCGACTGCGATTAGTTACAAGTTCCTAAACAAAGGACTGCACCAACAATCAAGTGAGAACAGTTCTAACGCTTCTCTTGACGAGATTAATTTTATCCAACATAAGTACCGTGATAAAGCGGAATGGTACACGGAAAGACTGGTTAACTTCTTACTAGAAAACAGTACAAACTATCCAGCTTACGCAAACCCGAATAGCGGACTTGATACAATCCAACCCGATACTAGAACTTACACGACTGGAATGTTCTTGGGAAACAGAAGAAGAAACATAAGTTTAGAAGATAAATATGAGCGTAAACGTAAATCGTAAGAACTTAGACAAGCTAAAGAAATATGTACACGCTCAACGAAATACTAACCTTAATCGAAAACGAGGCGACTGCACACCTTCAGGTGAACCAGTACGGACACGGGGACGTTTGGGAAATCAACCCGAAGGAACTTGACTACCTTGTTCTTTGGGCTATTGAAGAGAGCGTTGTATTAAGCGAGAGAACTTTAACTTATAACATTCGACTCTTGGCGATGGATAGAGTTCTTCCGGGAGAAGAAAACGAGCAAGAAGTAATGTCGGACACGATTCAAGTTTTGCTTGACTTTGTAGCTTACTTCCGACAGTTGCATACAACCGATTTAAGCATACAACCGAGCGTAACACTTGAACCATTCACCGAACGCTTTGATGACAAGGTAAGCGGACACGCTTGTGTTCTTTCGATTACTCAACCATACGACTATAACAAGTGCCAAATACCAATTTAAAAAATGACTGATTCACAAAAATTACTCGGAGGCAGAGGATGCAAAGTTCTCGGTGCTGCCGCACACACTTCACTAACGGGCTACGCTTTTATCGCTCAGGAGGACACGGTTGTTACCGTTTTTACCGTAGGCTCAACTGACTCTTTAGCCGCTTACGGGTTAAGTACTCCGCTCAAAGCTGGGGCTTACATCGTTGTTCCAAGTGGCGAAGCTATTACTGCCATTACTTTGACAAGCGGAAGCGTTATCGTTTATAACCAATGATAGCTAGTTCTAAAATAGGACTTCGACCAATTCGCGGAGGAGGAGGAGGTGCTGCACCTAATCCCGATTTTGTTTCAACGTGGGACACTACGCAAGCTGGGTCGGCTTCTGATACTATTGTCTTACCTATGACTGCGGGTAATACTGTTGATTGGGGAGATGGAACTATCAATACTTTAAACACACATACTTACGCAGTTGGTGGTATATACATAGTTACCATATCTGGTGCAATAACTACATTTAGATTTGCTGGTGCTGGTGATTACAGAAAAATTATAGACATCAGCAATTGGGGGTCTTTTGACATTGCAAGCGATAGAATATTCCAAAATTGCGCTAACTTAAATGTTACCGCAACAGATAAACCTTTGTTATCAAGTGTAAACTCAGCAGTCGCCACATTTAGAAATGCTAATTTAATAAATGTAGATTTCTCTGGTTGGGATTTTTCTATATGTACTAACTTCACTTTTTTCGTTAATAATGGAATGAGTGGTGGTAGCATAAGTGGTATCATTCACGCTGGCGTTACAACTTTGAGTCAATCTTTCAAAGGTTCAATTTTAGGTGACCAAGACCTTTCAACTTGGGTAGTGACTAATATTACCAATTGGAACGAAACATTCCAAAATGCGAATCTTGGTGCTAATACTGATGTATCTAATTGGATTGTCCAAGGGGGCTTAGTTAGAACATTTCAGGGTAATACTTTATTTGAAGGGAATGGTTTACCAACTTGGAATATTGTTGGAATAACTTCAACTAACAATCCATTCTCCAATACTAATATCACGACAGTAAACTACGATGCTTTATTAGTAGCTTGGGAAGCACAAGCACCACCTAACGCTATAGGTATAAACTTCGGTTCTGCTCAATACACGATAGGCTCAGCAGCAGACACGGCAAGAACTAGTCTTATCACAACTTACGGTTGGACGATAACAGATGGTGGTGGAATTTAAAATTTAGAAAATGAACAGTATTATAAACCCACCAGTTAGGACTTATTGGATTACATTCGATGGCGATGACAAAGAATCTGTATTAGGTTACGGATGGACAGACCCGAACCAAAGAACTGACACTATTCAGGTTTGGGAAACAACAATAGACGAAGAAGTTTGGATTGCGAGACTGCTAGAATATGGAATCATTCCAGAAATTGATGAACAAGGTAACTTAGTTTTATAATGGAAATTTTACTAGAAGCGTTTACGCAGTATGGCATAGCTGGGGTCTTTTTAGGTGTGCTTATCTTTTATCTTAATAAGTTAACCGACATCCATAGAGACGAACGGAAGGACTGGCAAGAGGCGAACGACAAGCACGTAGACAAGTTCAGCGATGTAATAGCGGATAACACAAAGGCGTTAGTTGAGATGCGCGGAGAACTAAAAGAAAACCGTTGCAAAATGTAAAGTGGTGCGCTTGGCGACCAGTAGAATGTAACTGTAATGGAAACTGCAAAGAAGAAATCACCAAGACCAAGCGCGGCAAAGATAGCCGCAGAGGTCATAAAAGAGTTTGAAGGCTACTCCTCAGAGCCTTATCTCTGCCCGGCTAACATTCCGACCATAGGTTACGGAAATACAATGTATGCCAACGGTGAAAGGGTTACAATGGACGACAAAGAGATAGATAATAAGGAAGCGGATAAGATGCTGCTAGACACTATTAAGTCGGTCGAGAAGCAAGTAAAGAATGTCGTGGAGGTGAAACTTCCAGCCCACAAATTAGCGGCTTTAATTTCGTTTACATATAATGTAGGAATCGGCAACTTCTCAAAGTCTACTTTATTAGCTTGGTTAAATTCAAACCCTAACTATTCAGAAATACCTAGCCAGTTCAGGCGTTGGAACAAAGGCGGAGGAAGAGTTCTTAAAGGATTAATTCGCAGACGAGAAGCTGAGATTGAGATTTGGGAAGGGACATCGCAATACGTTTAGTTAAGGAGTTTCTTCCTTACATTCTTGCTTTCTTGCTGGGTCTTATCGTGGCTTGGCAAGGGTGCAACTCAGAAGCTAAAACCATAACAAAGGTAATAGAGCGACCAGTTCCGACTATTAAATACGTTGATAGATGGCGAACCGATACCGTTAGGTTTGTTTCTAAAGAACTTGTTACTCGTTACGATACAATCTACTCGGATAAGATAGTTATTCGCTTAGATACAATGTTATTGATAGACACTTTTAAGATAGTGGAAACGTGGCTTACTGAAGTAGCTAATTATGACACGACAGTAAACGACATTAGATTAACTTGGTCTAACTATCAGAACAGAACCGAGAACTTGAAAGTGCAATTGAGGAAGAAACCTTTGGGCTGGGCGTTAGGTGTTCACGGATTGGTCGGGCTTCAAAGCGATTTTGTCGAAAGTTACACGCCTTTGTTTGGGGTTGGCTTACAAGCAACTATAAAAAGAACTTACATTAGCGCAAACTATGGCTTTAACGGTCAACACTTTGTAGGTGTTGGCATTGGTCGAAACATTATAAGCAGATGACATACCACACAAACCCGATTACAAGAGAAGCAATCGACAAACTACTCCAAAAGAACGCTTCAAATCAAGCTAATTTAGGTACTGAGTCGACTGATTTAGAACGATTTGAGACAAAGATTAAGTGGGCGGAGTTACTTCGGGAAATTCGTTCGCTAGATGCTGAGTTTGCAGACATAGTTCAGGCACAATGAAGGAAGTTCGACCTCGAATAAAGGGGCAAATGCTGGATGCTTGGAATAACCTAACCCGAAAGGAGCGTAGGATTCTAGTAATAGGCGACTTGCACGAACCATTCTGTTTAGACGGCTACCTTGACTTCTGCAAAGAGACATACCGAAAGCACAATTGCAACCAAGTTATATTTATTGGCGACTGCATTGATTCGCATTACTCCAGTTTTCACGAAACCGACCCGGACGGTTTAGGCGGAGGGCAAGAACTTGAGTTAGCAATAAATAGATTGGCGAGATGGGTGGAGGCTTTCCCAGTTGCTGACGTAACTATAGGAAACCACGACCGTATAATCTCAAGAAAGGCTTTCTCAGGCGGTATTCCGAAGGCTTGGATTAAGTCCTTTAACGAAGTGCTTAACGCTCCAACTTGGCGATTTGTTGACCGAGTTGCTTACGATGGGGTTCAGTATGTTCACGGAGAAGCTGGTACGGCTCGGACTAAATGCCGCGCAGATATGCAAAGCACGGTTCAAGGACATCTTCACACGCAATGCTATTCAGAGTGGTACGTTGGTCAGAACTTTAAAGTCTTTGGCACTCAGGTCGGTTGTGGAATTGACTTCGATAAGTACGCTTTCGCTTACGCTAAACGAGGCAAGAAACCAGCGATAGGATGTGCCGTTGTAATAGGTGGAAAGACAGTTATAAACGAACTAATGGACTTATGATTATATTCTTACTAACCGTTTCCGTTTGTCTCCTTTTACTGGTTGTCGGGATGCTCTTATATATAGGTTATAAGGTTCGCCAATTTGAAGATACTCAAGACGTTATCTTTGATGCCGCAGTCAGCGCAGAGGAGCGTAACCGGGAGATAGAACTAAACCAAGAGGCAATTCTTAACGCCTATTCTCGACAGAATTAAGTTCAAAATAAAAATAATTTAAAAAAA